AATTCTACTTTAATGGATTCAGCTATGTTCTATGATAGTGCTGATACCTTTAGAACAGCACATCAAAGCCAATCAATTAATAGAAGTTTATCAGAATATTTTAGAATTGATGGCAAAACAGATGATCAAGTGTTTAATGATGGATTTAATATTGTAAAAGAATATTTAGACAGTAATTTTTTTACACAATTTTTTACTACAAAAGTTGGTGGAGACCCATATGAAAACAGTGCCTTAAAGGCATTTGTTGCACAAAGTGGGGTTAGTAACTTTGAAGATGCAATTATCCAAGATCCAATAATAAAAAATGAAATGATAAAGTTTGTAAAATATCAAATAACCACAGGTTCTGTTTCAGGTGATGCCGATGGATTAAATACTGCAATAAAGAAATCATTTTACAAATTAGCACCACATTTAAGCATACATGAAGATACTGAAACTGGACAAGCTTATCTTATTAGAGGAAATAGTATTGTAAGAGAAGCACAGACTACTGTACCAACTGGAGGTCCAACAGTAACAAAAGAAATAATAACAAAAGATATGTTAAAAAATTATAACCAATCCTTTGGTGGTGGATCACAAGACCCTGTAGTTCAAGAAGCAATAGATAATGGTAACATTATGTTTATTGGTAATAATGATGGTGTTGGTAATCAGACATATAGAGTTGTTGCTGTAACTGGTGATGGTCGTTTTGAAACTCTTGCAAATAATTATAGATGGAATTACCAAGGCTCTGAATTTGAAAGCGATTATTATAGAGCATTGGAAAAAATTCAAAATGAACCAGTAAGAAAAATACTAAACAGTTTTAATTTTATGTCCAAAAATGTTTTAGATCAAACTATGAGCAAAATAGCCTCATCACGTAATTATGCTGAAGGCTTTAAAAGTCTTGTAAACAGTTACAACTCTATAGCTAGTTCTGTAAACAGAGCTAAAATAGAATACACTTCTATACTGCCCTATCTTAAACTTGATGGAACTCAAAAAGATTTAGATGGATATTTCGATGAGTTTATGGCTTTAGGATTTACTACACGATGATAGAGGCACATTTAAAACCTATACAACAACAAATACTTGGTAAAATAGAAGAAGAAAATGTTGACCAAATAGCAACGTATAATGATGTTTATAAAAGTCCATTAGTTGCTCCAGAAGAATATAGTTTTGGTGAATCCTTTATGGCTGGTTTTAGGCAGTATGCCCCAGCACAATCAATAATGAGATTGATAGAAAATACTGGGTTTACTGATGATGAAGCATATGATCCTTTAAAAGATGAACAGATTCCAAAAGGATATGAGTGGAGATTTCTTAATAGTTCAAGTGCAGAAGAAACATCTGTTAGATTAGAAAGATTAGATGCTGATTTAAAAGACTTAGATGCTATTGAAAATGGCAACTTACTGGCTGTGGGATTAGGCGGACTTGTCTCTCCCTTAACATTAGCACCTCTTGGTACATTTAAAACACTAAGCCAAACTAGTTTTTTAAAACGATTTGTAGGTAGTGCAGCTTTTACGACTGCATTATACGCACCTGAAGAATTTCTAATTGCATCACAGTCTGAGGGTAGATCAGAATTAGGTCAGACATTAGTGCCATTATTAGGTGCTGGTCTCATAGGTGGTACAGTCGGTGGTTTGTTTGGCAGACGAATTACAGCTAATACTAATCCAGCCGATGAGTTTGCACAAGAAGGAGAAGAAGGCATTTTTAGAAGTGCTGGAGCTTCTGCTAATCTCAATAACCCACAAGTATTAAGACAATCACTAGACAATGAAGGATTAGCTGAAACTGGTATTGCTTTAGAAAAACTAAAATGGAATCCAGTTACAAGATTAACTGCAAGTGCAAATCTTACATCAAGAAAGATTGTTTCTAATCTTGTTGATATGGGTGGAATGATACAAAAGAAAGTTCAGGGTGGTAAGGTTACTGGTGAGGCTATGGATCAGTCTGTAGAAACATCATTTAGAACTACCTATCTTAGCTCATTATTAGATGGTATCAGAGCAAGTGATGAAGCTTATCTTGCTTTTCGAGGAGTGGTTGCCAAGAGTGGAGACATTGGTCGATCAATGCAAATGCTCAGTCAAAAAGGTAAAGATTTTATACAACGTAACAACACATTATCTGAATTTGGCTTTCGTGAAAGAGTGGCTAAAGCCATGAGAAATGGAGATGCTGATGAAGTTATTGACAGTGCTACACCTTATGTAAATCAAGCAGCAACTTCTTATAGAAAACATTTTGATAAAATTAAAGCCAATGCTGAAGAAGTTAAATTATTTGAGATTGATTTAGCTAAGAAAATCAGAGGCTTAGAGATAAATGTTGCAGATGGAGTTGCAGGAGCTACAGAAGCTCTGGCTACTGCAAAAGCTAGGCTCAAACAATTAAGAGAACAAGGTGTTTTACTTAATACTGCTTTGGGTTATGTGCCAAGAGTTCCAAGAATAGATAAAATAGAAAAAAATGCAGAGCGGTTTAAAGGTATTGTAAGTAATTGGGCAATGGGCCACTTTCAATATACAAGACAACAAGCCAATGAATATGCAGATGAGATTATACTTAACTACACAAAAAGCAGACCATTCTATAATCTTGATGAGGGAACAGATCAGATAGATTGGATTACAAACGCAACAGGTGCCAAAGCAAGATCATTTGAAATACCTGACAAACTCATAGAAGATTTTTTAGAAAACGACATAGAAGTATTAGCAAGGCATCATACTAAAACTATGGGTGTTGATATAGAGTTAACAAGAAAGTTTGGCGACGTATCAATGTCAAAGATTATTAAACAAATCACAGAAGAATATGATGCCCTAGTCAAACAAGCCCCCACTATTGCTGAGAAGCAAAAGCTCAAGCAAGGATTGGCAAATGATTTACGAGACATAAGAGGTCTAAGGGACAGGGTAAGAGGCACATTCGGTGCATCAAAAGACCCTCATAATATGTCTAGTCGATTTGTAAGACAGATGAAATCATTCAACGTGCTTGTAGGCATGGGAGGTGCGGCAATATCTTCTATACCTGATATAGCCAGACCTATAATGACTGAAGGTTTTAAAAATGTATATGAGCATGGCTTTCGTCATATGTTTAAGAACCAAAGATCAGTAATAAAGCAAATGACACAGAAAGAAGCACGACAAGCTGGTATAGCTGTAGATGCTGCTTTGGGTTTACGTGCAAACTCATTCTCTGATATAGGCGATCTATTTGGTAGTCGTTATGCTATGGAAAGAGCATTGAATCAATCAACTGGTATATTTTTTATGATGAATGGTTTGAATTATTGGAACCAAGCCATCAAAGAGTTTAGCAGTAATATAATTAGTTTGCGTATGACAAATGCTATCATGCGTAATTTTCAAACATTAAATGCCACAGACAGACGTAAGTTATTGGCTAATGGTATAGACGGCAATGATGCCTTTCGTATGCAACAATTAATACGTCAGCATGGACAAAGAGTAGATGGAGAGTGGGTTCCTAATACTGCATTATGGGGCGATAAAGCTATGGTGCAGAAGTTTAGAAATGCACTTAACCAATCAGTTGACAGAACAATTATTACCCCAGGTGCTGGTGATCGTGCCTTATGGACATCTACTGAGATGGGATCATTAATTACACAGTTTAAAGGTTATGGTCAGGGAGCTACTGTCAGACTTCTTACATCAGGTTTGCAAGAAAAAGATTCTGCCTTTTGGCAAGGAGCATTTGTTCTTGTTGGTCTAGCATCTCTTGTTAATGAATTTAAAAAGAAACAATACGGCATTGATAAGGAACAATCCTATTCTGAGTTAATGGCAGATGCTATAGACAGAAGTGGTATTCTAGGTTGGTTCACAGATGTAAATAATTCAATAGAAAAACTTTCAGATTACAGACTTGGCTTACGTCCTATGATGGGTAAAAGCCAAGGTTATTTACCATTTGGTGCAAAAGCTGGTGCTATTTTTGGACCAGTTGCTAGTAATATAACAACGGCTGGAAGTGTGGCTACTGATATATTATCTGGCGAAGCTGATGACAATACTTTGCGAAGTGCAAGGTTTATTACCCCTACTGGCAACCTACCTTACCTTGATCCTATATGGGATAAGATAATGGCTGCAAAGTGATGTGAATTAACAATGAGGTGCAATATGAGTAAAGGTATTAATTATGGCTACTATTTCTATTGCAGACAACGATGCACGAATACAACATAGTATAGGTAGTGGAGGCAATACAGCAGACTCCACACAGTTTACTATTGACTTTCCTTTTTTCTCTCTTGATGACATTAATGTAACAATCACTAATAGTTCTGGAGTTGACACAGATTTACCTAGAGGAACAGGGTCAAACACATTTGCTGTAACAGGTACTGCTGTAGATGATGGCTTTTCAGGTGGTAACATAACATTAGGATCTGTTTATACTAGCTCCACAGTGACTATCTTTAGAGATATACCTATAGAAAGAACAAGTGACTTTGCTACATCAGGTCCTTTTAACATATCAAGTTTAAATACTGAGTTAGATAAAATCTATGCCGTTATGCAACAGATTGAAACTAACAATGACAGATCACTTAAAATGCCAGAGTCAGATTCTTTAACAACTATAACATTACCAGGTCAAACATCTAGACTTGGAACTGTCCTTGGCTTTAATGAATCTACTGGTGCAGCAGAAGTTGGACCTACTATTGCAAATGTAAATAGTTTATCAGCAATAACTACAAATATTAATACAGTTGCAGGTAATCAAACTAATATGAATACTGTAGCTGGAATATCATCAAATGTTACTACAGTAGCTGGTATTGCAAGTAATGTCTCTACAGTTGCAGGTAATACATCAAATATAAATTCTGCCGTATCAAATGCTACTAACATAAACACAGTTGCAGGATCAATTACTAACGTAAATACAGTTGGTAACAACATAAGTCATGTTACTAATGTAAGTGGAATATCAGGTAATGTGACAACAGTTGCAGGTATTACTGGTAATATTGGCACAGTTGTAGGTATAGCTTCAAATGTTACTACAGTGGCAGGTGTTGCGGGTGGTATAGAAGTTATAGGTACTGACTTAGGTAATAACTTTAATAATATTTCCGATTATGGTGCTATTACATCTTCAGTTACAAGTAACTCAGGCACATCTTTGGTTAAGACTGTTTCTGATAATATAGCGAATGTTAATACAGTAGGAGGTATCAGTGACAATGTTACTACAGTCGCAGGTATTGCATCAAACGTAACAACAGTAGCTAATGATGGATCAGATATTGGAACAGTTGCAGGTGCTATATCCAATGTGAACACAGTTGCAGGTATTGCTTCTAATATAACTGCATTATCAGCTAGTGCTGTGGTAGCAGACATGGCATTACTTGCAACTACTGATGTTATTGCTGACATGGCTTTACTGGCTAACACAGATGTAATTGCAGATATGGCATTACTTGCAACGACAGATGCAATTGCTGATATGAATACTTTAGCTACGTCTGATATAGTTTCAGATATAAATACTTTAGCAACTAGCGATATTGTGTCGGATTTAAATACTTTGGCTACAAGTGATATTGTATCTGACCTTAATATATTAGCTACTAGTGATATAGTTTCAGACATAAACACTTTAGCTACGTCTGACATTGTTGCCGATCTAGCAATTTTAGCAACTAGTGATGTAGTAAGTGATTTAAATACGTTAGCTACAAGTGATATAGTTTCTGATATAAACACACTAGCTACATCAGATATTGTTTCTGACTTAAATACATTAGCTACATCAGATATTGTCAATGATATAAATATACTGGCAACTAGTGATGTAGTCTCAGATTTAAACACGCTTGCTACTTCTGATTTTGTTACTGATCTAAACTTAGTGGCAACTTCAGCAAACGTAACCAATATGCAAAATGTATCAGATAATTTAACAGCAATACAAAATGCACAAGCAAACGCAGACTTATGTTCAGGTCTTTCATTTTTAGTTTCAGCACAAGCCTATAATATTAGTTCTAATTCAGACTTTGGTTCTATCACTGACACTGGAAGTGGTGCTGTTTTTCCCAGTGAAGATTCTAACACAAAACTATCAATGAGCCTTGGATCAAGTCAATTTGATTACCAAGCAATAGCTTAACTATAAGGAGTTAAAAAATGGCAACACAAGTACAATTTAGAGGTGGAACAACATCTCAACATGGCTCATTTACTGGTGCTGTGAGAGAGGTAATCT